AGAGGGAGCGCATCACGGAGAAGGACGCCGAGGAGGTGGCGTTCCGCCGGCACGTTGTTCGGAGGAGTCATGGAAGAAGGGGTTGGGGTTTGTGGGCGTGGGTGCCCAAGGTCAAGGTGCTTTGCGTTTAGGTGTCGGTCCGTAATGGTCGACGGCGCGAAGTCTGCCGCCGTCCCCGGTCAGGATTCGGTAACGTGCTTTAGACAGGACGCCTAGCTTCACGGCCTTGGCGATGTAGACGCTGGCGGTGTGCGCTGCTTTGACGCCCCACTTGGCCGCCCACTGATCGCGGGTCAGGAAGCCCTTGGGAGGTTTGACGGCGCTACGGTTTATCTCGGCCATGACAGCCAGCAGGATTGGGTCTTTCCCGACCCGGGTGTAGAGCATCTTCTGTCGAGACGTGGTCATTTGCTCTTAGGCTTGTAGACCTTGAGGTCAGTCTGCCAAATCCAGTTGCGTCCGACCTTGTGCACAAGCCAGACCTTCCAGTCTTGGCCGTCGACCCAGCCAGCCGCGAAGCCTGAGCCCCAGCGGGACGTGGCTAGGCGGTGCGATGCGTACGCCATAGCGTCCTTCTGGCAGAGACAGCCAGCGGAGAACGCGGCGCCGCCTTCGGCCTTGGTCAAGTTAACCTGGGCGAGCGTGTGGGTGTGGCCGTGGATCAGAGCACCTCCCCGGTCAGCGTAGTGCTTACCCTGCTCTGCGGTGGCGTTTAGGCCGTGCGCGTAACCGTGGATGAAGGCCACGGGGCCGAGACGATAGACGCCCTTCTCAGCGTGGTAGGGCAGGATGGTCTTAACTCCGCAGCTCTTCGCGGCGGTCTTGATGCGGGCTTCGAGGTCGGTGCAGTAGTCGCGGACGATGGCCGAGCCCGAGGTGTGCTGGAGAGCGACGACCCGGTGCTCATGGTTGCCCATCAGGTAGACGGTGGGCTTGGTGCGTGCGAGGAAGTCCTCTCCGCCCTGGATGTCGGCCATGAGGGACTCAGCACCTTCCGCGTCATTGCCTACGCCACGGCGAAGTGATCGGAAGTCGAAGCAGTCTCCGAGGTGCACGCGCACGGTCGGCTTGTAGTCCTTGATGAACTCGCAGAGGGCGTCGGTGGCCTCATGGTCGACCATGTCGCCGTGATTGTCCCCGAAGGCCACGAAGCGGGTCGGTGTGCTCATTTGCGGTTAAGGTGAGGGATAGGCTGGCCGGAGTCAAAGGCCGCAAGCATCTCGTCACGGCGCTTGCGGGCGGTCAGCAGGTCGTGGCCGATGTTCTCGACGATGTCGGTGCCGCGACGACGCAGCCGAAACCAGTAGCAGTCGCCCAGGCGTTGCAGGTGGTGGTTCGGGTTGTCGGTGATTACCTTGTCCGACTTGCGGTGGCCTTTGCTGACCGTGTACTTGGGGCAGGCCAGCAGGAAGGCAACGCGATCAGGGGACAGGCCGACCTTGCGGGCCCATGCCACCGTCTCGAGGGTTAGAGCCTCCATGACTTTGCGAGGATGCGTCCTTCGGACATGATTTGCTGACGGGCGTTTGGCTTGAAGATGTACTCCTGGTCGAAGGAGTGAGAGGCGCGTATCTCGGCGATGCTGTCGAGCTCCTCGTCGTTGGCGGGGCCGATGCCGGCGGTCGAGACGTAGACCGTGCGGACCTTCCAGCCCTTCTCCCAGAGGATGTCCTGACAGACCCGCAGCTCATTGATGTAGCGCCAGTCGGAACAGACCACGGTCTCGGGGCTGACCTGATCGTGGTGCTTCATGACCGGGCACCAGTTGGCGAAGTGTCGGGCAAAGACGTCCTTGTCGAGGCGCCGTGCGAAGCGACCCATGGCGACCAAGGCGTCGCGGTTCTCGCACTTGAAGTCCTCGGCCATGAAGTTGCCGTCGAGCCCAAGGTAATCCATGAAGTGGTTACCGGCTTCCTTCAGCGCGTCGGCAAAATTAATGTGCTCGGCAGGGCGGGTCGACCATTCCAGCAGGCCCGAGGCCAGCGTGTCCTTCCCTGCCCGGGCGAACCCACTGATCAGGACGAGAGTGGGGGCGGCCATCGGTGGGGGTGTCTCGGTCACGGCGGTTTTAGAAGTTAACGCCTTCAGGGGGCAGCGCGTCAGGTACAGTCGGCTTCTGTGAGCCCTTGGGGTAGGTCATCTTGTACTTGAACTGCGGGCGACCGTTGTACTCGCCATTTGCTTCGCACTCTACGCCGACGAGGATGGTCTGGCCGCAGGCGGGTTCGAGGTACTGAAGGTACTCGGCAGCCGTAGCGTCGAGCCTGATCTCCTCGGTGAACTTGCCGGAGTACTTGCCGACGAGCATGGCGAGTGCCTTGCCGTACTTGGTCGAGAAGTTTTTCGAGAGGCAAAAGCCCTTGTCGTCGACGAAGAAGAGGCGGGCGGAGCAGGTGCCGTCTTCCCAGACCTTGACCTTCTCGAACTTGGGCTTGATGAGCTTCAGCTTGTAGGTGCCGTTGGTCGAGATGGAGGTGAGCGGGGGGCGGTCGGGGTTGTTTTCGGTGGTCATGTTGGTATTAGGCAAAGGTGATGGCGGTCGAGGCGGTCGGTCCCTTAATGTCGATGACCTGGACTTCGTCACCGTAGGCAGGCCACTCGCCGAGGGTCGTGCACTCGCGGTAGGCTTGCAGCGCCTTCTCGAAGTCGGAGCAGGCGTAGGACATCAGCTCAGGGCCAATCTCTACCCATGCCGTGGCGTAGGGCGGGGCCTTCTCGACGAAGAGGAAGCGGAAGCCAAGCACGCGGCGCTCGAAGGCCGTCTCGAAGCACAGGCGGTAGAAGTAGGCTTGAAGGTTGTAGCGGTAAGCCCGGATAGACTTGAGGATGCCAGCAGGGGACGCGTCCTCGGTGGTCTTGAGGTCGTAGAGGTAGCCGTCGGTGCCCACGCCATCAATCGCACATTTCAGCTGCACGCCGCAGTGGTCCGTGGTGAACATAAACTCGGTCATCTCAAAGGTGACGTCTGCACGCTTAATGGCTTGCCTAGCAAACGCGGCGATCAGGTGGCACTCGGCAGACTCTTCGTAATTGACGACCGTCATACCGGGCTTGAGGCTGGACTGGAAGGCTTCGTAGGTGGCCTTGCCGTCCTTGGTGCGGCGGTCGCACTCGGGGGCCGTGACGAACTTCTCATTCAGCAGTTCGGGCTGGAGCACGGCGCAGTGGATGAGCGAACCCATACGCAGGGCCTTGGTCTCCTCGCGCTCCTGGTTGAGGTAGGCTTGGTAGTGGGCCGGTGACTTCAGCAGTTCTTTGGAGCCACTGTAGTTCAGCGCCTGTATGCCGTCATAGAGGACGCGGTGGGTGATAGGTTCGGGTGGGATACGCATTGTGGTGTGGTGTTATTGGGTTGTGGTGGAAATTAGAGGGCGTCGTCGTCGGGGTTGGCTCCCTCGACGCTGGCCGAGATGCGTCGCACATCTTCCAGAGCGGCGTCAGCAGCGTTCTCCATCGCCTCGAGCGTATTGCGGAGGACGCGGAGTTGAACGACGAGGACGTGCACGCGGTCGTGAAGCGGTTTAACCTGGGCGGCTTCGTCAGCCGTCTCGATGTGATCGGTAAAGACCTGTAGCTCAGTGATGGCCGAGCGGTTTAAATCCGACAGCGTGATGATGTCGGCGTCGTGCTGTTCATAACGTCCGGCGATGTGCTGAACGGTGGCTAACGAGCCCGTGATGTTTTCCACAAGGCGCTTGATGTTGTCGCGGTTGGTCATCGGTTGAAAGTAAGTTCCTTTATCTCTCCGTTAGGGGCAAGCGTGAAAAAGCGAACCTGTGACCGGGCAAGCGACGGGTGCGTCTTACGCTTCCAGAGGCCAAGGTCGGACAGGTAGTCGGCGTGTTTGCGGGCGGTCATCTCGACGTAGGGGTAACCATCGAGGAGCAGGAGCAGGGCGTACTGGCCTTGGACGGTGCGGGCGATGCGTTCGATGCCAGCGGGGGTTGTGGTCATTTAGTCGGAGACTTCGGGCAGACGTTCAGGCTGAACAGGTATTCCCAGCGCTGACGATCGGAAAGGAGGTGGAGGTCGGTCTTCATTTTCTCGTTAGGTGTCTGCTGCTTGAGCCCGGGGTGAGCCAGGGCCTTGGCCGCAGCCTTAGACCTACCCATGGTTGCGGGCTTCCTGCCAGTCTTCGATGGCCTCGATGAGTTCGGCGGGGTCAACGCGCTTGGCGTGGCGGACGCAGTACCAGATGGCGTCGCCGGCCTCGCGCATACCTTCGAGGCGTTCCTCGAGCTGCTTGATGCGGGCGTCCTTAGCCGCGAGGAGGTTCTGGCCGTGCATGGCGCCCATCGCGGCGGAGATAGGGTCGAATGGGTCGAAGGGCTTAGGGTCGCTCATTTGGTCAGGGGCTTTGGGTTAGAGTTGAAGACGGATAGGGCAACGACGACGGCCTCGAGGTCGTATCGTTTGCCCCGACGACCGACGGACACAAAGGGGATGCGTCCGAGGGCGGTTAGCCGGGTAACGGTCGTCTTGTGGACACCGAGGGCGACGGCAAGTTGGTCGCGGTTGAGGAGGGGGTCGCTCATTTGGTCAGGGGGCGAGGGGGAAGGTTAAAGTTAGTCGCGGTAGCGGCGACCTGAGACTTGAAGGATGCGGTGGCACCGTCGTCGTCGAGGTCGACGGAGATACCGCAGGCCGTCTGGATGGACTGACGGCGGATGTAGGTGATGGCGCCGCCAATCTTCTGGGCGTCCAGTCCCTCGGCCTTGACCATCAGGCGACCGAAGTCGAAGCGCTCACCCGAGGCGTGGAGGAAGGCGGTGTTGATGCCGACCTTGCCTTCCTCGGAGACGAGCGTCTGGATCAGAGCCAGGTTGTGCTTGAGGAGGACGGGCTTGATGGCGTCGAGCAGCGCGTCGAGAGAGACGTAGCGGTTCTTGAAGCCGGGGTTTACTTTGTTGGCCTTGACGTTGTCGAGCTCAGCGAGAGCGGCGACTAGGTCAGAGGTGGGGGATTTGGGCGTGGTGCTCATGGTGGGAAATTATTTGGCGTCGGTGGACTTGGTGACTTCACCGGCCTTGATGGTGGCCTCGATGTCAGCCAGGGACATCCGGGTGTAGTCGGGGACGAAGAGGTTGTAGTACGTCACGCCGTTGCGGACGGTCGGGGTCAGGAGGCGGGCGACCTTCTGATCAGGTAATACGATGTATGACGAGTCGGCGATGATGCGATACTCGGTCGGGAGTTTGGTGTCTTTCTTCATTGGGGAGGAGTTTACAAAAGGGAGGGTTAGGCTGAGTTATGTTAACTCAGTTGATGGCACGGCGAGTAGCCGCGTCGAGGAGAAGGAGGCAGTCGGCGTTCCACAGGTAGACGTCTACGGTAGGGAACAGTTCGGCAGCGCGGGCACGGAGGTGTGCTTTCCAGCCCTTGCCGTGGTCCTTCTTCTTGCCCAGGGAGTGAGCGGCCTGCCATGCTTGAGGCTTCACGCGGTGGATGATAAAACCCATGGCAACGGCGGCGCCGTAGATCATGCCGTAATTCTGAGCGAGGCGGGCGATGGCTGACGCTGGGATAAGCGGACCGTAGCCGGCGGTGCTAGGCTCTTCGAGGAAGAGTTCAACGTCCTTGGCTTTTAAGCTGAGGTCGGCGATCAGTTGGCAGACCTCGACATCAGTGCCGGGCATCTTAGCGCACTCTACAGGGTCTCCGTCTACCGACCAACACAGTCCGCCTTGTTGGCCGGGGTCGATGCAGAGAATCATATGAGCCATGGGCAAGACCCTTGTCACTTCCCGCGCTGGGACAAGCGGAAAAGATTGCCGACGCGTAATGCGTAGTCGTTCGGGGCAAAGTGGTAGGACTTGGCGCCTTCGTAGCCACGGTTCCAAGCCAGGGCCAATTGCTCAGGAGTGGGGGTCGAGTAGCCGTCAGCCTTAAAGCGTTTGCGGAGGATTCGGAGGTGGGCCGCCGCGATCATGTCCTGGGCGGTGACGTTGCGCCACTGCGACCACTGATAGTGGAAGTGCTTCTCGGACTCCAGCAGGGCACAGGCGTCGGACCACGCGGCCTTGCCTACCTGATACATTCCCCGCTCTCCTGCTTTTCCTATGGCCTTGCGGTTCTGCCCGGACTCAACCTGAGCGATGGCCTCAAGGAAGGTAGCGTCGGAGGCCGCAGCTGAGTTGAAGCCGAGGAGGAACAGGGCGACGATTGAGAAGGGGCGGGTCACGGCTGCTTGCCCTCCTTGGCGGCTTGCCAGTCAATAACGGATGTCCAATCATTTATGCTACCCGACTTCGCATTGTTTGGTGTAACGCATTTGCTTAAAGCGGTGTAATGAACAGCAAGCAAATCCCCGGCCTTGGTCAGCCGCTCGACCTCGGCCTTGAGGCGGGCGTAGTCTTGATAGTCAACAAAGTCGCCCTGAGGGTGCTCAGCCAGATATGATTCTGGGTCGAGTCTGTATCGCTTCGGTTCGCTCATACGCGTCTAGGGACTTGTGATCCGGCGACCTCGAAGCCGTCGAGCTCATAGGAGTATTGGATACCGACCCAGCCACCCGCCGCGACGTAAGCCTGGAGCGATACCTTGACGGCGCCGTCCTCGTGCAGGGCTTCGTGGTAGTGGTTCAGTATCTTCTTCACGTTGGTGGACGCGATGGCCGACTTGGCCGAGCAGATGTCCCCGGTCATGATGCGTTCGTTGACCTCGTAGATTTCGAGGATGAGGTTCCGCATACCTTCGAGGTGCTGGAAACTACTCATGGGGATAAGCGTCTGGGGTGATGGCCGTGCCCTTGATGATGGCGTCGTCTTGGTCGGCGATGCGGGCCTTGAGCAGTTGGATGTCGGCGGCCTGTCGCTTGATGGTGCGACTCTGGAGGTCGAGCATATCCTCAAGGCGGTCAGCGTATGCCTTGAGGGCGTTTGCGCTCATGTGAAGGGTGCGGGCGTAGGCCCAGGGGACGAGCCACCAGAGGGTGGGCATCTTGTTCGGTCGGATGGTGGTGATCATGTCGGGGGAATGAGCGAGAGGGTCAGGCACGGGAGGAGTAAGGGCCACGGCGCTTGAGGTTGACCCAAGTCGTGCCGGTGATGTCGAGCCAGTGACGCAGGGTGGTGACGGTTGTCTCGAGCGCGGCGGCGGCATCGCCCTGAGACTTGCCGGCGGCGTTCAGCGCGGCGATCTGCGGGAGGATGGCCTGAAGGCGTCGAGCGGCGTACTCGGCCATCGGGCGTTTGAGGTGGAGGGCGCGACCAGCGAAGGTCAGCGTCTCGGTGTAGGGGTGTTGGGCGTTGGGCATGGTGGGAGATTAGAAGCGGTTGATGATGTCCAGCAGGTTCGGGCCGTCAGCCAGGAGCAGGATGTACAGGGCCAGCGCGAGGCCAGCGAGGAGGGCGAGGAGTAGTTTCATGTGCGGGAGATTAGACGATGAACCAAGCGGTGATTTCGGCATCGGTCATGTCGGCGACCATCGTCTTGAAGTCGGGGCTGGCCTTGGCTTGCTCGACGGCCTTGGCACGATTGAGGTCGGTGATATTCTTAAAGCCAGCAACGAAACCCTTCTGGGTGGTCGTCTTGAGGTACTGAGCCTTCTTGATGGCATCACGGCGGATTTTAGCGACGATGCGGGCAATCTCCTTCTTGTTCACTTCAGCGTCTGCCAGCGTGTCCACATGGTCGGCGATGAGTGAGGAGTGAGCGTCCCAAGTCTGGCAAGCGTCTCCGATGAAGCGGACGAAGGTGCAACCTCCGTGGCCTTCGTTGCTTGCTTCTCCGATCACTTTGCCGTCGATGAGGACGGACGCGGTGAAGCAGATGGTTTCTTCGCTCATCCATTTAACAGTCTTGAAGGACTTGATGGTGATGCGGGCGGTGTCGAGGGTCGTGGTGTTAGTGGTCATGTGTATTGGTGGAAGACAAGCACCTTGCCTGACTGAATTGCATTCGTCAAGCACCTTTCCGCAAGGAAGATTGCCACCCCAAAGCAGTGGCAAGGTCAGCCACTGGGCACCCCAATAGACCCCTCTCCGTGCCCTTCCTAGGCCTTTTGACGGCGGGAGCGTAAGAAGACCGCCAACCCCACCCCTAGGCACCCCACAGCCAAGGCCCAGCCAAGGTCGCGGACGGCCTTCAGCGCTAGGGTCGCAGCTGAGAGACCCTGCTCGACAGTGGCTGAGTCAGACTTGATGCCCGAGTCCGTCACGATCATGACCAGGGCGTCCCGAGATTGGAGGGTGTCGAGGACGTAGCCGGAGATGTAAGCCGACGACAAGGCCGCCACGCCAGCGAAGGCCGTGAGCAGCGTAACCGCGAGAAGCAGGTTAGCGCTTCCGCTTTCCTTTGGCAGGGGCTTTGTTTTTGCCATGGGGTTTCTTTTGAGAGGCACCGACCTCCGCGTCTCCCTTGTTCTTGATGTAGCGCATCAGGTAGTCAAGGCACTCAGGGGCGGCGTAACCGCTTGCACCGACGACGGCCATACGGAGGCCCGGGCTTTCGATGTGATCCGTGATGGCGTAACCGACCATGGCCGCGGTGATAGCGGCCGCGAGTACACGGCGCACGACCCAGCCCACGGAGACCGGCTCCTGCGACAGAAGCAATCGAGCCGTCATGGCTAGGCCGCCAAGGATGGAAGCGATGACGCCGTCCTTCAGTTCCTTTGGGAAGGACTCGGGGTCGATGGGAGGGGGCGGGCTCATTTGCGGAGGGTCGAGACCAGTAAGGCTATGTTGGCCACACTGTAGCAGGCAAACACAAGACTCATGGGGTAGTTCTTAGTAATGAAAAAGTGAGCGATGCCTGCGGACGCATAGGCAAGCGAGGCCATCGAGGGCACCACGACAGTCAAAAGAGTCTCGGTGGTCATGTGATGCGCGGGGGCTTGGAGTTGGGGGCGAGCAGGACGCGGCGGTAGTCCTCGGCCCAGAGCATCTTGGCGAGGGCTTTGCCGGCCTTGTCCACTTCTCCTTCAGCGAGGCCGGGGAATAGCAGATGGACCTGCTCGTGGCACAAGACCTCGAGCTGACGCTTCGCACCTAGGCGGGGGTCAATCTCGATGAGGTCTTCTCCGATGGTCGCCTGACCCCAAGCACGCTCGCGGCCTAACTTGCGCCAGACGACCTTGACTGGCTTAGGCTTGCGGCGGCTCATCGTCGGAAGGTTTGTTGACGGAGTCGCGCACCTTGTCGGCCAGCCACCAGAGCCCGAGGCCGGAACAGATTAGGAGCGTGCCGGCAGCGATGTACTCGAAATAGGGCGAGTCGATGATGAAGGGAACCGATCCGCAGAAGGCTCCGCAGAGGAGCAGGGGTAGTCCGATACGCGGGCCCATGAAGGCGGTCGTCAACGCACCGACGACGGCGAGGCCGGCACCGACGAGCGTCCATGTCTGGGCGGAGGCGTCCTTCTTCACTCGCTCGACTTCGGCGGTCAGGTCTTCGATTCGCTTGTCCTTCAGCTGCGAGACGCGGAGGGCTTCGGCCTGTTGGGTTTCGAGTTTCTCCCAGGCCTTGGTGACGGCGGTGGCGAGTTGACGACCGAAGGCCATC